TCAAGGAGTTTGTAGAATTCATGGAATCATACAAACCAGATATTAACGAAGCAGAGTATCAAGGAAGAACCGTTAAACTTGGTAAACCAATGCAAGGTGATGTTAAAAAATTCAAAGTATATGTTAAAAATCCCCAAGGCAATGTAGTAAAAGTAAACTTTGGTCACAAGGGAAAGGGTGGAGCGAAAACTATGAAAATTAGAAAATCAAACCCTCAAGCTAGGAAGAACTTTAGAGCAAGACATAATTGTGATAATCCTGGTCCAAGACACAAAGCTAGATACTGGTCATGTAGAAAGTGGTAAAAAACAAAATAAAGGTTATAATTTAAATTAGGAATAAAATGGCAGATACTTCATTTTTTGGTAGATTAACGAAACTCTTCCGTACACAGGCAGTTGTTACCATTGATAAGGATGGTAAAAGAAAAGTAGTTGATACCGATGAAAGACAACAAACGAATCTATCATCTCTAAGAGATAGATATACTAAGATTCAGAAATCTTTCTTCGAACAAGCAGGTGGTGCACAATCAATGGCATACCAACAAGTTCGTAGAGAGGTATTCAGAGATTATGATGCGATGGATAACGACCCTATCCTTGCTTCTGCATTAGATATATATGCTGATGAATCAACACTAAAGAATGAATTTGGTGATACTCTTATGATTCACTCAGATAATCAAAAAGTACAAGACTTACTTACAAACTTATTTTACGATGTTCTAAATGTTGAATTCAACTTATGGCCATGGGTAAGAAATATGTGTAAGTATGGAGATTTCTTCTTAGGTTTAGAAATCGCTGAAGGTAAAGGTATCGTAAATGTTACTCCTCATTCTGTTTACAATACAGAAAGATTAGAAAGAACAGACCCATCAAATCCAAATTCAGTAAAGTTTAAAATTACTGAGGACCCGAATGGTAAAGAAGAATATGAAAACTTTGAAATCGCTCACTTTAGATTGTTAGCGGATACTAACTGGTTGCCTTATGGTAAATCCATGATTGAGAATGGTAGAAGATTGTGGAAACAATTATCTCTAATGGAAGATGCTATGTTGATTCACAGAATCATGAGAGCACCAGAAAAAAGAGTTTTCAAAATTGATATTGGTAATATCCCACCAACAGAAGTGGATAACTACATGCAAAGAATCATCAATAAAATGAAGAAAGTTCCTTTCGTTGATAGAAATACTGGTGATTACAACTTAAAGTACAATATGCAAAACCTAACAGAAGATTTCTATCTACCAGTAAGGGGTGGAGATAGTGGTACATCAATTGATAATCTTAGTGGATTAGAATATTCATCAACAGATGATATTGATTACTTAAAAGCTAAATTATTTGCAGCACTAAAAATTCCAAAAGCCTACTTAGGATATGAAGAACAAATTAACGGTAAAGCAACATTAGCTGCAGAAGATGTAAGGTTCGCAAGAACAATAGAAAGAATACAAAGAATTATTGTGTCTGAATTGAGTAAAATTGCCATTGTACATTTATACTCACAAGGTATTTCAGATACGGAGATGACAAACTTTGATTTATCATTAGTAAATCCATCTACAATTTACGAACAAGAGAAAGTAAACTTGTGGAGTGAAAAAATTAGATTGGCGCAAGATATCGCTGGTTTAAATATGTTATCAAAAGAGTGGGTATATGAAAATATATTTAAAATGTCTAACGAAGAAATTGATAGACAAAAAGGAACTCTGATAAACGATTTAAAAGATAGATTTAGATATCGTTCAATTGAGGATGAGGGTAGTGACCCTGCAGAAGAAGATGACCCAACGGATGTTGAAGAATCTTTAGAAGCCTTAAAGAACGAACTAAAAGATAAAGGCGGTAGACCAAGAGAAGGTAATACTTATAAGAAAGATAAACATCCTTATGGTAGAGACCCTCTCGGAGATGATGAACGTACCAAGACTAGGAAGCGTGATACGAGAGAAGGTAGGATTTCTGTAGAAAAGGCCAAACAAATGGTCAACGGAGTTTCTTCAAAACGTAAATATTTACACGAAAATGATATGTTAAACGAGGATAATCTCCTTGATGATACAAAAATTTAATTTTTAATTCATAATTGTATATTTATATTAGAGTTTTAGTATCATATCAAATTGTAAGGATATAATGAAAAAAATTAGACATAGTAAATTTAAAAACACTGGTATTCTTTTTGAGTTACTTGTACGCCAAATCACATTAGAGATTTTGAATGGTGATAAAGAGGTGGCAAAAAACATTGTTAAAGAATTCTTTAAACAAGGTACAGAACTCTCAAAAGAGAAAAAACTATATGATTTACTTTTAAAAGAAAAGTATAACTCTGAATCAAGAGCAGAGAAATTTATTGATGCAATCTTAGAAGCACACAGTAAAATCGATAGTAAAAAAGTTACCAAAGAAAAATATAACTTAATCAAATCAATTCAAGAATCATTTAATATTGATGAATTTTTGAATTCACCGATTACAAATTATAAAACATACGCATCTATTTATAAAGTTTTCGAATCAAAATCAGTAGAAAACGCAGATGTAAGAGATGTGCTTAATTCAAGGTTCACACTTATCGAACATATTATCAATACATCTGTTAAGAATAAAGAAAGAATCATTGAAGATAGAGCACTTCAATCTTATAAAAAACAAGAAAAAGATGTAAGATTACTTACTTACAAAATTCTTGTTGAACAATTCAATAAAAAATACACTAAACTTGATACTGCACAAAAAGATTTATTAAAAGAATATATCAATAATGTGAACAATACAAGTAAATTTGTAGATTACTACAAAGGTGAAATGAAAAAACTCGTTTCTTCTTTACATGAAGAATATACTAAAACTAAAGATAAGGTTACAAGAATTAAGTTAAAGGAAACTCTTAACTTATTAAGAAAACAAAAAGTTGGAAGAAAGGTTACTGATAACCAAGTTTCAGCCTTAATGATGGGATTTGAACTCATCAAAGAGATGAAAAATGTTAGAAAGTAAATTAAGAACATATATTGAAGAACTCGTCAAAGAAGTAGAAGAAGAGTTAGATGAAGTTACCACAACTGCAAATGTAGATGTGTATCAAACTCCTCATGCTTTTTCTGGTAAAGGGAAAAAAGATAGAAGAAAAGATATTGCTAAAAAAGCAGGTGATGATTATACTATCGTTGGTGAGGCAAAAGCAAAAAGACCAGTTAATAGATGGTTAGAATTAAAGAATGATGAAACTCGTTCTCCTAATCAGAAGTTGGCAGTAGGTCTAAAAGAATTAAAATATCAATTGGCAGAGGTTGAAAAGTTTTTCAATTGGTATAACAAAATAAAATCGATGAATGAACTTTCTAAAGATACATATTGGAAGAGAACCAATCGTCATATTTATAATGTAAAGGAAAGATTAATTAACATCGCTAACAGTATTAAGGAGTTAGACCAATGAAAATAACAAAAAATAGATTAAAAGAAATAATTGCCGATGTACTCAGAGAAGAATCTGAATACCAAAAGTTTTTCAAAAAGGCATTAGAAAAAGCTGGAAAATCAATTCCATCTATGTCTGATGATGAGAAAAAAGCATTTTTCAATAAAATTGAAAAAACTTGGAAATCAAGAGGTGCCAAAAATGAAGTTGAAGTAAACGAAGGTAAATTCAAGAGAGAAGAAAAAACATTGAAAGACCTTGCAGGTGTAGTAAAAATTGATTTTTCAGAAGCACTTGAAAGTTTACAAGAAGATGGTGTTCTTGAAGCAATGGACCATTTAGAAAATGCCATTGAGAGAATTCAAGATGTACATAAGATTTTAAAAAGAAAATCGTAAAAGGTAATTATGAAAAAAGGAGAGTTGGTAGATATTATCAACGAGGAAATCAGAGATTTTAAATATGGTGTAAACCATTTTTTAGTTAAAGAGGAACTCGATGAATCGGATAAAGATGTAATAAGAAAAATTATCCGTCAAGAAGTATCTGCGATTTTCTTTGATTTATTTAAGAAACGTAAAAGTTGGGGAGCGTAATGAAAAATTTATTAATAGAAACAAGATTATTTGAGGGTAGAGTAAACGAAGATTCTGAAGGTAGAACTATCGTAAAAGGTATCCTACAAAGAGCTGAAGCACCTAACCAAAACGAAAGAGTATATCCAAAAGAAATTCTAATGAGAGAGGCTAAGAAGTATGAAACTCTCATTAAAGAAAGAAGAGCATTGGGTGAATTAGACCATCCAGATTCTTCTGTAATAAACTTAAAAAACGTTTCACATAACGTAAGAGAAATCCATTGGGAAGGTGATGATTTGATTGGTACAGTAGAAATCCTACCTACACCAAGTGGTAATATATTAAAAGAATTATTAAAAGCAAATATTCTTCTCGGTATATCATCAAGAGGTATGGGTTCAGTAGAACCAATCGGTGATGGTAAAGTGAGAGTAGGAGAAGATTTCGAGTTACTTGGGTGGGATTTTGTATCAAACCCATCTACACATGGTGCATTTATGACACCTGTAAATGAATCTAAACAAGTTATTTCTGAGGTTTGTGATGAATATTGTAAAGCTCAAGATTTAATGAGAGAAATAATAACGGAATTATCATGATTAAATTAACTGGTATAGTAGGACTACAGGCATTAGGTAGTATAAACGAATCAACTCGTTCACAAATTGGTGTAATCGATAGAAGTGGAAATATCCTTTCTACATATGTACATTACGATGGATACCCAAAAGGTGTTGGTGCAATTGCAAAAAAACACTATGGTGGTGGTAAAGTAAAACAACTTTTAAAAATTGATGGTGGTAATGGTATCTCATCTCTTGAACCTAAAATGGATGGTGGTAAAGGACACTCATTTGATAATAGAGTAAAAGGTCAAACTGTTTTCTATGGTAGAGATAGAGGTGAAAAAGGTGGTAAGTATATGAAAGGTAAATTGGATAAAATTACTTCTTATATTAAAGATGCAGGTGGTATGGCTAGTGCTGAATATGTTTAACAAAAAAAAAAAAAAGATAAAAAATGGTATTATGCAGATACCTACGAAGATAAAGAATTAAAATTACTGTAAGGAGAGAAAATGAAACTAACAGATATACTTAAAGAATCAGAAGATAGAGGATTATCTAATGAAGTAAAAAGACACTTCTTAGAAATCGTTTCTACATATAACAAATATCAAGAATCAATGGATAGAAAATCTGATATCATTGAGGTTGCTGAAACTTTAGGTGGTATCACAGAGGCAGCAAGAGAACTTGCCCTAAGAGAATCTGATGATTGGTTTGATAAACACACAGTAAAAAGAAATATGAGTGAACTAACTAAATTGGGTTCACAATTTGATAAAGTTGCCAAAGAGGCAAGAAACTTAGACCAAAGAATGCACGGTCTATATGAGGATATGGGTAACATCCTTTCAAGATACTACAAAATCGGCGAGATTACTGAAGATGAGATGAAATCAAGATTAGGTATCAAAGAATCTAAAGGAGATTGTGGATGTGGATGTGGTGGAACTACCGTAGGTGGTTGTAACGAATCTTTAAATGAAGAACCAGTTGCAGTATCAATGAGAAACGATGATGGTTCAATAACTACCACAATCAAAGAAGTAACAGATTTAAACGAAGAAGAAACTAAACTATACGAATTTGGTCTTAAAGTAGAAAAGGCTTTAATGAGTGAAAAGAATTGTCCAACTGACCCTGGTAAGTGGGCAGCATCAAAGGCTGCTGCTAAAAAGAAGTTTGATGTTTACCCTTCTGCGTACGCAAATGGATGGGCAGCAAAGAACTACAAAGGAAAAGGTGGTGGTTGGAGAAAATGTAAAGGATAATCAACCATGCCAAAGTACAACTACAAAGCAGATGCACTAACAGATTTTTTTAAAGGTAAATTATCTGCAAAAGAATTAGATAAGATTGCTAGAAACGATTTTGGTAGTGGTGTTGCAACTAAAAAAGAACTATCTAACTTTTTATCAAACAAATTTACTCAAGATGTAATGAGTGATACATATGGTATTCCTGCAGGTACATTAGTAAAACGAGTAAGAGACCTAATGAAGTTTGCAGAATCAGTAAACGAAGATAAATTCTACAATACAAGAGTTCAATACACAGACCCTAAGAGTAAGAAAAAATTTGTTGGTGATGTTGTTAGAAAAGATGGAGATGAATACAAAGTAAACTTAGGTAAAGATGGTAGATTTGAAAAGTACATCTTGGCAAAAGCAAAAGATTTAAAAATTGTATCTAAATCTACAAAAAGAACATTTGAATCAGTAAACGAAGCCGCATCTCGTACTACAATGAAAATCATGCAAAATAAGTATGATAGACAAGGATATTCATTAAAACAATTACACGATGAAGTTATAAGTTATTTGGGTAAGAAAACTGGTGAGTTGGTTTTTCAACAATTTATAAGGAAAAACAAATCTAATAAAAAAGTTCAAGATGAATTTAACAAAACATCATTTTCGGAATCGGTAAACGAAGCATTCAAACCATCACAAGTTCGTTCAGCAATCTCAAAAGCTAAAAAAGGATTAATGAGAAAGTGGAAACAAAAAGGTGGATACGAAAACTTCGGACAAAAAGAACTTTCTCAAATGAGAGACAAGTTTGATTACAACCCATATGGTTCATCAGATGAAAGACAGATTGCAAAGATGTTAGATGGATTTGA